GTCAATCTCTAATCAATCCAAAAATATCAATGGTGGGTATAAAAAAATAATTGTACTTTTGTGATATGCCAATATTAAACAATAAATCATATCGTCGGTTTGAGAACCCAGTTAAGAGGAAACCTCACCAAAATCAACAAGAAAACAAGTTCTATGGCACTCCGTTGTGGAAAAGTATTCGACATTTGCAAAAGACAAGGAAACCAATGTGTGAGGTTTGCGAGGTCAAAGGCATTTTTACAGATTGCTCTGATGGTAACAACAATGGCATTGCCGATCACGTTATAAGAATCTTGGATGGTGGTCATCCGTACGATGAACGCAACTTGTTTACTTTGTGTAAAAGATGCCATCATGTTAAGAGTAATATGGAAGGCAGAGGATTTGTTCCAGCAAGGATGGCAAGTTCTGACGGTTATTACCTTCCATCTTCCAAGGAAGACATAATAAAGGCAATTATTGATAAAAAAGTACAATGAAATGAAAACAGAAAAGTTAAAAGAACTACAAGGAACTTTAAAACGAGGTCGAATTAAAAAAATGACTGCACAGGCTATAATTGCTCATAATCCATTTGATTTAAGTGATGAGGAACAGAATACTGTTGAATTGGTTAAGAAACACCTTGAGTCTGCCGATGCAAGTTACAATGTTGACATAATTGCCATTAATATGTTGGCAAGGTTGCTGACTGTAATACAACACGCTGCCAATAATATCCTTAAAAATGATGGTGTGGTTGTTTACCCTAATGGTGTTCAACAGATTTCTCCAGAGTGGACGATGTTTAAACAGTCGGTTGAGATTTACAATGATATGTCTGATAGGTTTGGTCTTGACCCGAAGGCAAGGTTAAAGCTTGAATACTTTAACAGAGCAGACAAAAAGGAAGAAGACCCAATCATGAAGTTAATTAAGAACGCATAATGTTTGACTTAGAGAAAGAATTGATTGGTGAGTATGCTAAGTTAGCTATACAAAGACACTATGATGATGTAAAGAAGTCTGCAAATGCTAATTTTCCTTACTATTATGACGAAAAGGCTGCTGACACCTATATTTCCTTTATGAAGGTATGTAGATTGACTAAAGGTGAGTATGCAGCTATGAATGTCAATGTCATGCCATGGCAAGAGTTCTTTTGGGCTATGATATTTGGTTGGAAGCGTAAAATTGATAAAAAACGTAGATTTAGGAAAGTTTACCTTGAAATATCAAGAAAGAACGCAAAAACGGAAACTGCTGCCCTTACTGCGGTAGCTTCTTTTATACTTGATCAAGAAAAGGGTGCAGAGATTTATACGGCTGCTACTACCCGTGACCAGGCAAGGATATGTTGGGATGCCGCAAAAGTAATATTGGATTATTTAAAAAAGGATAGCCCAGCGGTAAACAAGATGGTTCAAGTTAGAGCGCACTCAATTTACTCTACCGGATCAAACTCCAAGATGATTCCTGTATCATCTGATGCCAAAACTTTAGATGGTCTAAATCCCCATGTGGCCATAGTGGACGAATTCCACGCGCATCCCGACAGTTCGGTTTTAGAAATTATGGAAAGTGGTATTGGTAGTAGAACTCAGCCATTAATTCTAATTACGACTACTGCTGGATTTAATAAGGAGAGTCCGTGTTACCAATTAAGAAAAGTGTGTTTAGATATTATTAAAGGCCATAAACATGATGATGCGGTGTTTCCTTTAATATTTTCCTTAGATGAAGATGATGATTGGCAAGATAGTAATAATTGGGTTAAGTCTAATCCATCTATGAATGTTACTATTGGCATGGGTTATTTACAAGACCAGTACACAAAAGCCATAAATGAAGGTGCAGCCAAGCAAATTGGATTTATGACAAAAAATTTAAACTTTTGGACAAACACACACGCTACATGGATTAACGAAAATGCTTGGAATGAATGTCAAATGATTATCACTAATGACTTTTTATTAAACAGACCAGCTTTTGGTGGATTGGATTTGGCTCAAACAATTGATATTAGTGCATTTTGCTTATTCTTTCCAGAGTTTGATGGCAAACCAGCCTTTTTGTTGTGGAAATACTGGATACCAGAAGAAAATGTAAAGGATCGAAGCCTTAGAGATGGTGTTCCATATATGGATTGGGCTTTAAATGGAAGTATTAAGGTTACTAATGGTAATATTGTAGATAATGACGTAATCATTAATGATATTTACCTATTATTCCAAAAATACAACATTAGAAGTTTAGCTTATGACCCTTGGAGAGCAACACACGTTGTAATATCATTACAGGAAAGAGGTGTTAATGTAAAACCATTTCCACAAAGTTTTCCGGAGATGAATACTCCTATATGTGAGTTTGAGAAAATGATAATTGGGAAAAGAGTTTTTCACGATGGTGATCCGGTAGCAAAGTGGATGTTATCAAATGTGGCATTAATAATAAATTCTACAGGATTAGTTAAGTTTGACAAAAGGAAATCTAATGAAAAAATTGACGGCATGGTTGCAGCTGCCATGGCTATTGGTGAGGCTATTGACCCTAAGAACAAAATTAATTTAGATTTTAATTTGATAATTGGTTAATTTTTTTATTTGCATATAAAATTATTAATAATCATCTTTGCAGTATGGAATTTTTGAATAAAATAGTAAAATTCATTAAAAGAAGTAGAATTACCAATCTTGGTCCTGCCAAAGACTGGAAATTGTACCAAGAATTGTTTGGAACTAACCAAAGAAGGGTTAGTCACGAAACATCCTTGTCTATACCAGCTTATTTTAGAGCATTATCTATTTTAAGTGAGCAAATTGCATCTTTACCATTTTCTATATACGAAACTAAGGCTGATGGCAATGTTGTTGAGGCAATAAGTCATCCTTTATACTCTTTAATTAAATATAGGCCGTCAAGCAAATACGATACCTTTAGTTTTAGAGAAGCTATAGTTAGACAAGCAGTTAATGGTTCAATGACTACCAAAAGTGGTAATGTTCTTATTATACCAAATAGAAATCAATCGGGCAATGTAATTGATTTACACTTAGTTGATGTACCTTGGGAAATGTACAAGATAAACGATGAGTTTTATTATAAATTAGAAGGTAGTACTGAAATTTATAGTTCTTCTGAGGTTTTACACATTAAATCATTTAGTGAGAACGGTTATTGGGGTAAGAGTTTGATTGAGGCTGGTAAAACAACTTTATCAAGAGCATTACATGAAATTGACTATGGTAATGACATTTACGCTAAAGGAACTAATTTAAGTGGAACTGTTGAAACAGATTTAATCTTAAACGAAGATCAGTTAAATGTAATTAAGAAGTCTTGGGCAGATAAACACTCCGGACCTAACAATCAACAGGGTGTAGCCTTCCTACAGGCTGGATTTAAATTTAAACCTATTGCCTCAAGGTTAGAAGCAGCAGATATTGATGCAAGAAAATTGACTATTGAGGATATATCTAATCTTACTGGTGTTCCAGGCTTTTTGCTTTTAGGAAACAACAATATATCTACAACCAACATTGAGATATTAAACAGAATATTTGTTCAGTACACTTTAAGAGCGTGGACTAAGCGAATTGAGAATGAATTTAACACAAAGCTATTTCCACAAAAAGATTGGGGTAAATACTATGTTAAATTAGATCTTGATGAATTGTACCGTGGTGATGTTATGGCAAGAGCAGAGTTTTATACTAAACTTTACAATATAAGAGCCATTGCTCCTAATGAAATAAGAAATCTTGAAGGATTTAACCCATACGAAGGCGGTGATAAGTTTGGTATGCCATTAGCATCTAACAGTAGGGAAGTTCCTGTTGGAGAACCTAAATCTCAAAATGCACAGTAATGCCATATAAAAACTATCCTCAATCAGCAACCAATGCAGCAAAGAAAGCTTTGAAGCATAAAGAAGATAATGGTTCTCAGTGTGGAACTTCCGTTGGCTGGTCAAGAGCAAGGCAATTGTCTAATAAACAAAGTCTTTCAGATGATGAAGTGATACGCACATATAGTTTTTTAAGCAGAGCCAAGGTATACGACCAAGGAAAGTATTTTGATGAAAACGATAATGAGATATGTGGCTCAATAATGTACGATGCTTGGGGTGGTTCAAGTATGTTACCTTGGGCAGAAAGAACGGCTAACAAAATAATGGAAGATAGGTCAAATAATAACCAAATGGAAAGAAGATATTTTAATATTGAGTTTAAGAGTAATGCAGAGGAAAGAAAAATAATTGGAATAGCATCTTACTTAAACAGATCCTATGACATGGGTTCTTTTGACGAGGAAATTGATATGGATGCTTTTAACGAAGCTGATTTTTCAGAAGCTGCTGCTTTATTTAACCACGATCAAAACATTGTGCTTGGTAGGGTTAAAAACAATACGTTGCAAATAAAAAGGGATGGTAATTCATTGGTATACACTATTGATCCCCCAGAAACAAATGCAGCCGAAGATGTGATGAAATTAATTAAACGAGGTGATATTTACCAATCTTCTTTTGCTTTTTCATTAAAGGAAAATGGAGATAATTGGCAAATGAAAGAAGGTAGAATGAAAAGGATTATTACAAGAATAGACAAAGTGTATGATGTTTCGCCAGTAACTTATCCGGCTAACCCAAACACTACTGTTGCTGCTCGTAGTATGGAAAATTATATTCAACAAAATGAAAAAGCGGAATGCAATTTCAATGAGTTTGTTGAATTTTTAAACAAATTAAAAAATTATTAAAATGTTGAAATCAGATGAATTAAAACAGTCGCGTTCCGCTAAAATAGAAGAAATGCGCACTTTGATTTCTGCTATCGAAACATTGGGTGCAAATGCCAATGACGATCAAAGGTCAAAGTTAACTACAATTAGGACAGAGGTTACCAATTTGGAAAATGATATTGATAATCATTTGATGATTGAGGCCGAAACTAAAAGAATGGCTACTCCTGCAACAAAAGTTAACGAAAACAAAGTTAACGATGAGCAAAGAGTTAAAAAAGGTTATTCATTCCTTAGAGCGGCTAATCTTATTGCTAATAACAAAAACCTTGATGGTTTAGAGTTAGAGATGCACCAAGAGGCTGAAAGAGAATTTAAACAAGCTGGTATCTCTGCTTCGGGTAATCTTTACATTCCTAAGATGATTGTAAAGAATGAGAAGAGAGATATGACTGCTACGAGTGCAGTTGCTGGTGGTAATACTGTACCAACTATTTTGGGTGATTTAATTCCATTCCTTGACCCAAGATTGGCAGTTATTCAAGCTGGTGCAACCTTACTTACAGGATTGACTGGTAATTTAGATTTTCCTCGTAATGATGCTGCGGCTACTGCGGTTTGGGAAACTGAAAACTCTGCCAATGATGAGACAAGCCCAACTTTTGATAAAATTAGTATGTCACCTAATCGTTTGGGTGCTTTTACTGATATTTCTAAGCAATTACTTGTTCAATCATCTATTGACGTTGAGAATTTTGTAAGAAATCGTTTGAGCGAAGCAGTTAACAGAGCATTAGATTATGCTTTGATTAATGGCGATAATTCAACACAACCATTCTTTGGTATTTTAAATACTGCTGGTATTGGTTCGGTTGCAATCGGTACTGATGGTGGTCCTTTGACATACAAGCATATTATTGACCTTGAAACTGCTTTGGCTACTGATAATGCTGATTTTGGTACTTTAGCTTACCTTACTACACCTGGTGTAAGAGGTTTCTTAAAGAATACTGAGAAAGCAAGTGGTACTGCTCAGTTTGTTTGGAATGATGGTGCGCCACCAGTTGGACAACAAGGAGTTAGAACTGACTTGTTAAACGGATACCGTGCTTATGTTTCAACACAAGTACCAAGTGACCTAACTAAAGGTGGTGGAACTAATTTACATTCAGTGATTTTTGGAAACTTTGCTGAATTGTTAATTGGACAATGGGCTGGTTTAGATGTTGTGGTTGATCCATACTCATCAAGCAAAAATGCATTGGTTACCATCGTAGTTAACTCTTGGTGGGATTCTGCCGTACGTCATGCTAAATCATTTGCCGCTATTAAAGATGCGGATATTACTGGTATTTAAATCCTAATAAAATGAAGAATATTTTAATTGGTTTATTGGTATTTGCAGCTATTGGAGTTACTGCATTTAAAAATGACCGAAGTAAAACACTTGATGCTAATTATGATGATGCGTCAAGCACTTTTTATAGCTATTCAATAAGTGACACAATCACTAATACTGAAATAGACACCATTACTATTCCTGTAAGCTTGTTAAGCCCTTGGAGCGGTTATTGGTCTATAGTAGCTACTAACTTGTCTGGCACTACTTACATTTTGCCTACAGTAAGACAAGCGGCAAGTTCTACTGATTACACAAGTGTTGCTACATTAGATACACTTAATGTAAATGGAATGGTACAAGCTAACGAAGATGACAAAATTGGTGGTACTAAGTATCGCTTGGTATTGACTGGTGTTGGTACTCAATCAACAAGATATACTGCGTATTTTGTAGCTAAAAACGAATAGAATGAAAGTGCGATTTATCCAATCGCCATCTGGTTCACCACATTCCCTTGGTTATTTTCAAGGGGATGTGGCTGAATTAAATGAGATGACGGCAAAGGAATTGATTAAAGCAGGAATAGCAGAATCTGTAACAGACAAACCTATTGCAGCTGAAAATAATCCTGTTATAGAAACAAAGATTAGCGAAAAACCTAAAAAAGCAATTAAGCGATGAAAATTTGGAGAGTAACAGTTGATCAGACAAATGAATTATGGACATCTGCGGAAGTCAAAAATTATTTGAAAGTTGATGATTCGACTGATGACTCTCTTATTACTACAATGCTAAAGGCTGCAAGACAAGCCGTAGAATCAAGACAAAATATATCTACGCTTACAAAAACTATTGTACAAAAGTTAGAGCGTTTCCCATCAAGCTACAAAGTAGCAACTGATTATGAAAACGTAATTAAATTGTTAGTATATCCTTGTATTTCGGTATCGTCTATTACTTATTTAGATGAAAATGGTGTTTCTCAAGTATTATCGCCAAGTTTATATGAGGTAGATACATTTAGAGGCATTATAGGTGAAGCCGTAGATCAAGACTTTCCAGATACTTATTTGTCTCTAAATGATGTGACTATTACTTATACTGCTGGATATGGAACTGCTGCTACAGATTGTCCTTCAGACATTAGGATAGCTATTTTAAAACTAGTTGCTTCAATGTATGATAATCGTGGTGATGCAGTTCATAAAATGCCAACCGCTACAGATGTAATGTTAAATAGGTATAAATATGATTGGGTATAATAAAAGTGAAGTTGTTGGGAAAATGAGGGAAAGAGTAGTTTTGCAAAACAGAACAATATCTCAATCTGCTAGTGGTTTTCAATCAGAAACATTTACTAATATTGCTACCCTATGGGCTTCTGTAGATTATAAAACTGGTTTTGAGGAAGAGGATGCTGATAAAATTGTTGGTCAGCAAAAAATATTATTTACTATTCGTTTTAACACAAATGTTACTATTAAAAGTAGATTTTTATATCGGAATGATTTATTCCAAATCGAAAGAATTGAAGTAAGTAACGATAGAAGGTTTATGGATTGTTTAGGAACATTTAGAACATCTTACTAATGCCAAGAAGACCATTATCTTTTGCACATACAGAAAGAGGAGTTGCTTACGCAAGGGCAAGGAACGAACAAAGATTAGCTGAACAAGGTGGTAAGTTTGTTCAAGGTGAATATTCAATGACCTTACAAATTTACGATAGAGATGTAATGAAAGCCCTTGAGCATTTAAGAACCAATGCAATGAGGGATTGGAATCAAAATAAAATTGACATTATAACCAATGCATCAAAACCTATGATTGATGCTATTAAACCACAAATTCCTGTATATAGGTTTCCCGAACATTATAGGTACATTCAAAGCAAAAAATCAACTCGAAGAATAAAGGTTACTTATAAGGCTGGTCATTTAAGGAATAGTATAAAAGTTATTAACCCTTTTAAACCAAGGTTAAGAAGACAGGATACTATTGTTATTGGACCATTAAAACAGTACCCAACAAAAATGGATAAAGGCCCGTTTGATGGTATAAACAAGTCAGATGCTTACTATGCAAACTTTGTATTTGGTGGAGCAAATGAATTTAGGAATAAAGCTTTATTACAAGGATTTATTAAAGCTGAAAAAAGAACGGGTGACATAATTATAAGAGGTGCTGAAAGAATTATTGAAAGAGAAACCAGAAGTGCTGGATTAACATATACTAGAACATAATGAATATTGGAAATGTAATATACGCTATGGCTGCTGCTAACGCTAATTTAGTTAGCTTAATTGGAACTAGGATTTATCCAGAAGAAGCACCTATGGAAGTTACTTATCCATATATTACTTACACTAAAGTAAATACTAATCCGACAAGAGTTAAAAATTTGATTAGTCCTAAAGATGAGTTTAAAATTAACTTTTTTATTTACTCTAAAAATTATGATACGTCTCATACAGTTGCTGATGCATTAAGAGTGGCTTTTGATAATAATAGAGGTACTTATTCTAATGTAAAAGTAGATTGGGTTGTATTTGAAGATGAAACTACAGGAGATCCTATAATGGAAGATAAAATTTATTGGATGGTACAAGATTATTTGTTTAAAATCAATAATATATGAGAATAATATTTATTAAAGAGTATGATAATTTTCTTGTTGGAAGTGTTTGCGATGTATTAACTGCAAAAGCAAATCAACTTATTAAATTAGGTTATGCACAAGAATATCATGGTCAAAATGTTGAGGTATACCCACAACAACAAGCAGAACCAGAAAAGGAAATGGTTTACGTCCCTATCATTGTTCCAGAAAGTGAATTGTACTCAATTAGTGAGGAACAAGATGAGGAATTTGATTCAGAAGATAAACCTATTAAAAACAAAACTAAAATAAAATAATTATGCCTACTACAGGAATTATCAACGGATCATTGTTGCGTTTATATGTAGGAGATGTTGCGGTAGCATACTCAACATCTGACACATTAGACCTAACAAGAGCAATGCGAGAAATCGCACACAAAGACAATACGTCTGCTTGGGTTGAAGTTGCACCAGGTCAAAAATCTGCAACTTTCTCAACTGAATTATTATTTGCCGATGTAGGTGATACAAGTGCAAATGTTAAATTCAATACTTTATTTGATAGTTGGAATAATGGTGGGGCAATTGTTTGCACTTACACTACAGATGTTCTTGGTGATTCAATATATACATTTAATGCATTTATTGAAAGTTTATCACTTAATTCATCTAACCAAGAAAACGTAACTGCATCTGCATCCT